ATCCTGCAACCACTTGAGCAACCGCTTGAGGGGCATCAGTATAGCGCGGGAGTGGATGTGGCGGCTTCTGTGGATTACACGGTTATCACGGTGCTGGACGTGAACACGCGCGAAATGGTGGCGCTTGACCGATTCAACCGCGTGGATTACCCAGTGCTGGAGGACAGGCTTCTCGCCACCTACCGCAAATGGCATCTGGACGGGATGGTAGTGGAATCGAACAGCATTGGCGCGCCGGTGATCGACCACCTGCGAGAGCACGATATTAACATCATTCCCTTCACCACGACGAACACGACAAAGCATGACATTATCCAGAGATTACAGAGCGCATTTGAACACGGGCTTATCCACATCATTGACAATCCAATCCTGGTTGGCGAGCTGCTATCCTACGAGAGCAAGCGCACGCCGTCGGGCAATTATACATATTCAGCACCAGAGGGGCAGCACGACGACTGTGTGATGTCCCTCGCGTTCGCGTGGTACAGCATCAGCAACGACGCGTGGCTCATCAGTTAGGAGCAAACATGGCGAAAACAAAAGGCGTTAGCATCAGGGACTTGGGCGAAAACCTCAAAGGTATCAACTTTGAGATATTTGGGGGCATTGACGGGTTTCTGGCGATGACCTCAGGCACGGGGGACAGCGACATCGCGCAGGCGCAGCAGCTCCGGCGCGTGGTGCCGTGGCTGGCAAAGGCGGTGGACATGACCGCCAACGCCGTGAGCGCGCTGCCATTTTACATACTGAGAGAGAACGGCGAACCGTACGACACATCCGCCGATTGGAAGAACAAAACGGGCGGGCTTGAATCGCCGGAGTCGCTGTTCTACCTGCTGGCATCGAGCCTGTGCTTCGGGCGCGCGTATCTCATTCCGCAACTGACGAGCCGGGCGATCGTGGACATGCAGTTCGTTGCGCCTCAAACCGTGAGAGCGGAGATAACGCGTGATGGACTGAAATGGTTTGACCGCACGACTGACAAGGGCGCGGTATCAAGGTATTACCCAATCGAGAGCGAACTCGACCCCGTGATGGTGTACTTCTGGCTGCCTGACCCCGACGTGGAGATCGGGCCGGCGCTGACGCATCCGGCTGGCAACGCGCTCTTGAGTGCGCGGTTGCTATTCAACATGGACGGGACAATCGCGACCTACGCGGAGCGCGGGTTCATCCCGCCTACGGTGCTTGGCGCGAAGGGAATGCCTGGTCCGGCTGAGCGAGAGAAGGCGGAGCGCTGGTGGGATAGGTTCTTCAGGGGCAAGACCGACATAGCCGCCAAGATCATCAACACCGAAGCGCTGAGCGTGGTCAAGGTGGGCGCTGGCATGGAAGACATCAGGGGCGCATACCCTGAACTGACGAAGCAGATGATAGAGAACATCGCAACTGCGTTTGGCATTCCATCCGGGCTGTTCATGTCCGACATGGCATTTGCAACCGAGATAAAACACCTTATCAAAATTTGGTATACGACCAGCGCGTTCGTGAAGGTGTATAAGGCAATCGAGACGGGATTCAACGAGCAGGTGCTCAAACCGTGGGGGCTGAAGCTGAAGTTTGACCCGAACGCCATTGACGCGATGCAGGAAGAAGAGATGGAGCGCGCAACCGCGTTCTCGACCTACGTCAACGCTGGCATGCGACCGAGCGTGGCGGCTGAGATGCTTGGCATCGAGTTACCGCAGGGAGTGAAGTTCGCTGACCTCGACGCTGACATGGCGGCGAAACAACAGCGCGAGCAGTTGCTGGCTGAGGCGCAGGCGGCACGTTTCCAACCACAAGAGAAAGAGGAGAAGCCGGATGAAGAACAAGAAAAACCCACCGAAGACAAACCAGCCGAAGAAAGGGTGCGGGAAGAACGAAAAGCGGCCGACCCGCTGACGCTGACCTCCGAGCAGATCAAGGAACTCAACCTGTGGCGGCAGATAGCTGAGCGCAACTTCCGCAAGGGCAAGGGGGCGTGCGCCGACTTCGAGGTGAAATCGCTTCCTGAAGACATGGCGGCTGACATCCGCGAGCGCTTGAAATACGTGACTGGCAAAGAGGACATCGGGCAGGCGTTCGAGGTCACAGGAACGCCGCAGGCGCATGAAATTGACAACGAAGCAATCAAGACGCTGGCTGACGCGATAAACCGCGCTGTGGATGCGGGGGTGAACATTGACAATCCCGCCTGAGTATATTTACCTTTGGTTGCAACTTGGAGAGGTCATCTGGTTATGAACTGGTTGCTTGATCTTCTTGACGCGATTCCGGCGCTGTGGCGACTGGTGGAGATCAAGACTGAAGCCATGTTTCTGCGCCAGTTGCGCGCCTACTGCCTGCAGTTATTCAGGGGCGAGCTGGGCGAGTTCGCGTGGATACAGGACATGACCGATACCATCGCTGACCAGATGGGCAAGGCGTGGCGTGAAGGTGCGCGCGCGGTTGGTGTTGAACCTTCCGAGTTCACCGATGAAGATAACGAGGAACTGAACAAGATCATCGCGTCAGAATACGATTATGTGCTGGCGTTGGGGTCTGACATCCTGGCGCTGAGGCTCATGGGCGGAACGCTTGAGGAGTACCGCACGAAGTTTGCGGGGCGCATCGAAGTGTGGGCGCACCGGTATACCGACGTGGTGAACCAGGCGAAGGTGTGGTTTGGCAAGCGCAAGAAGGTCAAGCTGAAATGGGAAATGGGCGCGACAGAGGAACATTGCGCAACCTGCGCGGCGCTCAATGGAATCGTGGCGTATGCGGAGGATTGGGAGCGGTCAGGCATCCATCCGCAGAATCCGCCAAACCAGGCGCTTGAGTGCGGTGGCTGGCGCTGTGATTGCGCGCTGGTGCCAACGACTGAGAGGGCAACGAATAACGCATTGGAGAGAATACAAGACATCGTGATCGCTTCAAAACTGGATAATGCGTAACGGCTTAGACGTGCGCGTTCCCGTATCAGGGCAGGTATCAGGCGATGAGGAAGTGAACGCCCTCATCGACGTGGCACGCACCAACCATTGGGCTGGCGGGCAGAAGGTCATCGAATTCGAGCGCGCCTTCGCCAAGTTTCACGGCTACAAGCACGGCATATTCGTGAACAGCGGTTCATCCGCCAACCTGCTGGCAATCGGGGCGCGTGAGTGGAAGTTCCCCGTGCGTGTGAGCGCGTGTTCATTCCCTACCACAATAAACCCGATCATCCAGAGCGGGGCACGGCCTTATTTCGTGGACATTGAAATAGGCTCATATCTTCCCAAACACACAGTCGATGTTGGCTGTCACGTGCTTGGGAATTTCTGTACCTCGGGCGAGGTGGTGGATTCCTGCGATGGATGCTTCCCCGGACAGGACACGCGCACGGCAACATTCAGTTTCTTCCCGGCGCACTTCATGAGCACAGGCGAAGGCGGGATGGTACTGACCAACGACACGAGCGAGTTCATGCGCCTGCGCAGTATGCGCGATTGGGGGCGCGACTGCTGGTGCGAACCAGGGCACGATGACACCTGCGGACGGCGTTTCGATTACACGATCGACGGTGTGCAGTACGACCACAAGTACATCTACTCGCACATCGGCTACAACCTGAAGGCAACCGACTTGCAAGCGGCGGTGGGACTTGAGCAGTTGAAGAAACTACCCGCGTTCCTGGACAAGCGCCGTCAGAACTTCGCGCACCTTTACAACAACTTGAGAGATACAGAGGATTGGTTCTACCTGCCAGTATCCTACAAACCTGATACAGCGTGGTTTGGATTTCCATTGACGATTCGGGATGACGCGGGCTTCACCAGGCGTGAGATCACGCGCCATCTGGAAGACAGCGGCGTGGCGACACGGCTGATGTTTGGCGGGAACATCACGCGCCAACCGGCGTACAAGGGCGTGGATTACGACGCTGACCCGCTGCCAAACGCGGACAGGGTGTTTTCGAGCGGATTCTGGATTGGGAGCTGGCACGGGCTGAACTTCGACCAATTAGACTATGCGAGCGAAAGGATATATGAATTCTTATCCAAAGTGTGACATTGACTTTGTGCGAGAGCACGGGAACGCGTGGCTGTGGACGGGGGAGCGCGTGCTGATCACGGGCGCAACGGGCTTCATCGGTTCATGGCTGGCGCAGGTGCTTGACTACCAGTGCAACCTCACGCTCAACCGTGACTTCGTGGACGGCGAATACGACACCATCTTCCACTTTGCGCCAACGCCGATAGAGCCGGTCATCGAGTGCGCGCAACTGTGCAAAGCGCAGGTCATCTACACCTCAAGCGGGGCGGTGTACGGGGGCGTGCCGCAGCAGGTGAACGAAGACGCGCCGATCATCCCCAAGACTGAGTACGGGAGAGAGAAGGCACGCTCAGAGGCTTTGCTGGCCAAGTCTGGCTTAGATTATCGCATTCTCAGAATATTCGCAACGGCGGGGCCGGGGCTGCGCGATTACTTTGCCATAACGGCGTTCGTGAACGCGGTCAAAGCGGGAAAGCCGATGGAGATATACGGCACGGGCAAGACGGTGCGCTCCTACCTGTACATCGCAGACCTGCTGGTGTGGATGCTGCGCATCATCGGCTTTGGCAGGCCGGGCGCGTACAACGTGGGCAGCGAGATACCGATCACTATTGAAGAACTGGCGGAGCGAGTGGGCGATTACGTTCACGGGCATCCCATCAAGCACGTGCAGCGCTATTTTGTGGAACCAGCGCCGTATTACCTGCCGGACTGCGGACGTGCGCACGAGATCGGATTGCACCAGCGCTTTGATCTGGATTACTGCATCAAGAGGATGATGGAATGAGACATTGCGTTATTTGCGACAGCACGAAGCGTGAGTTACTTTGGCGGTCTGACTTCCTTGTGCCTGACGGCTGGCCGCGCCCGAAATACTTGGATTGGTTCAGGTGCGCGTGCGGGATGATCTATGCAGACAACGACACGGTGACGCAGCACGATTACGACCGCTATTACCAGGAGCGCTACGGTTACGGAGTGGAAGACCCGGAACAGCAACAGCGCATACGGGACAGGGCGCATTACGTGGCCGTGAAGTTCCAGAAGGACGCGAAGGTGGTGGACTTTGGCGGCGGCGAGCAGGGATTGACGCGGATACTCGCGCAGTACGGGTTCATGAACACGACCTGTGTGGAAGCGGGGCAGGATATACCGGATAACGTTGACGTGATCATCGCGGAGATGGTGTTCGAGCATATCTACTCGATGAACGCGGTGATGAGAGAAATGACCTCGTGCCTGAAAGATGGCGGCACGCTTATCGTGGACATTCCTGACGCGGGGGCGATCGGGCTTGAGGGTTCAGCGTCAATGCCGATGCTGGATTACCACCAGGTGCACCTCAACCACTTCAGGACGCTGGACATGCTCAGGCTGATGGAGCGCTGGGGGTTTGAGTTGGCGGAGACGAGCGCCTACCACGAGCGCGGGTTGGCGTGCCGGATGTTCGTGTTCGTGAAAGGCGCTGATATTGGCAGGTTGAGCAAAGAGCACGTTATCAGGAATATCGAGGAGAAGCAGGAGAAGTTGCGCGCGCTCGCAGACACGCCGGTGATCGTGTGGGGCTTGGGTGATATTGCCATGCACCTGCTGGCGCGCTACCCAATCAACGTCAAATACTTTGTCTGCAACGACCCCGCGTTCAAAGACCAGACCATCGGGCGCATTCCAATACTCGAAGCGCCGATCAGCGAACATCCGATTGTGGTAATGGCGCAGGCGCAGAAGGAGAAACTCATCGAACACATCAAGAGCGTGTGCGATAACGAGATCATCGTGATATGAGAGTGGCTGATTGGATCGTGCAGGAACTTGAGAAGCGCGTCAGGCATGTGTTCTGTCTGGTTGGCGGCGGTTCGATGCACCTCAACGATGCGCTGTACGGGTCGAAGTTAGAGCCGGTGTTCATGCTTCACGAGCAGGGGGCGGCGTTTGCAGCGCAGGCTTACGGTCATCTCAACGGCTTGGGCGTGTGCATGGTGACGACGGGGCCGGGGGGAACGAACGCCATCACGGGATGCGCGGCGGCGTGGATGGACTCGACGCCGGTGCTGTTCATCAGCGGGCAGGTGCAAAGGAAGCACATGTGCCACGGGGCGCGCAGGTACGTTGGCCCGCAGGAGGTTGAGATCGTGGAACTGGTGAAGCCTATCACGAAATACGCCATCACGGTGATGCAGCCGGAGTGGATGAAGTCATGCTTTGAGATCGCGCTGGAGTGTGCAACAATTGGTCGCAAGGGGCCGGTGTGGCTTGACATACCTCAAGACGTGCAGGGGGCTGAAATTGAATAAGCCGGTCATCATCGCGGGCTGGGGATGCAACGATTACGAGCTGGACTTCTACGAGTTCATCCATCGCGCGCGCATACCCGTGCTGCTGACATGGAAATCGATTGGACTCATGGGCGATGATCACCCGTACTACTGCGGGCGACCAGGGGCGATTGGGCAGCCGGCGGCGAACCGGATATTACAATCCTGCGATTACCTGCTGGTGCTGGGCGCAAAGATGGATCACGACCAAACGGCGTACCAATTAGAGAATATCGCGCCGCATGCCGAGAAGGTGGTGGTGGATTGCGATGAGCGCGAACTGGCGAAGTTCGATTCATCCTGGCAGACCGTGAAGGAAGACATTGGCGAATGGTTGCGCTCCTCGTGGATCGAGGGCGATTTCAAGCCGTGGCTGACGGCGTGCAGGGTGCTGAACCAGTTGAACCCGGTATTTCACGAGAGTTATTGGGATGAACGCGCGGCGAATTACTACTGCGTGATTGACGAACTATCAAGGCTGGCGCGCAACGATGACGTGATTGCGCCTGAATGTTCTACACCGGCGCAGGCGTTATTCCAGACGTGGCGGGTGAAGTTTGGGCAGCAGTTCACTTACGCGGGCGCGCTGGGTGCAATGGGGCAGGGAATACCAGGAGCGATCGGAGCGGCGCTGGCAACAGGCAAGCGCGTGCTGTGCCCGGTGGGTGACGGCGGGTTCATGCTGAACATTCAGGAGCTGGAAGTTGTGAAGCGGCTCAACCTGCCCATCAAGTTCATCGTGACAGACAACGGCGGCTACGGCGCGATCATGAACACGCAGCGCGGGTACTTCGACGGGCGCTTCGTTGGGTGCAACAATGAGAGCGGGCTGACTCTGCCGGACATTGGCAAGGTGGCGCTGGCGTTCGGGCTTCCGGTGTGGCGCATCTACGCCAACAACGACATAAAATCCATCTTATCCCGTGTTATGGCGACTGACAGGCCGGAAGTGGTGATCGTGAAGATTCCGGATGACTTCAAATGCGCGCACAGGGTACAGGCACGCATGGTAGATGGCGTAGTAATCAGCGGGGACTTCGCGGAGGTGTAGGATGATAAAGTTCAGCGTTAGAGGTGTGGAAAAGTTGCAGGCGTTCTTCAAGAAACTACCAGCGGAAGCGCGCAAGATTGCGGCTCCAGCTGTGGCGACATATCTTATCGGTGATGACGCGCACGGGCTGAAGCACTACGTTGGTTACAGGTACGTGAGCAGAAAATCAGCTTACGGACAGACATTCAGTAGCGACAAACAGCGGCGCTACGTGATGGCAAAGATACGAGAAGGTGAGATCACGCCAGGTTCTCCACGACGTACCAACGCGCTGAAGCGTGGTTGGGCTTATAAACTGCAAGGAGGCGGATACGGGGCGAGCATTTATAACCCTGTACCTTATGCAGGTTATGTAATGGGGGATGCAACACAGGCGCGGCAACCAGCGAAGGTAGGCTGGCGCACGATGATGGCTGTGGTGAACACGAATATCAAGGGCGCGATCAAGGCGGCGGAGCGCAAGATTCAGGAATGGATCAATGGAAATTCGTAATAACGAATCACGCAACAAAAGGCCATTTTTGTGACCATTAGATAGTGAGGACTATATATGCCCAAACCTAAACAACCGGAACTCGAGTACATCATCGTATCAGAGTCAAGTAAGTTGTTGTTGCAGGAACGCGTGAACTATTACATTGGCGTGGGGTATGTTCCAGCTGGCGGCGTTGCCGTGCAGGTGGGGCATAACGTGTACGGAGAGATTACCTTCGACTTTCATCAAGCGATGGTACGAAAAACTGAATAACGCGCGGACGTTGCGCCGGGCGTAAGACCGCGATGCGTTGTCATCGGTCAGCTGCTTCTCGGAAACGGGACAGGCGGCATTTTTGCGTTTAACGAGGTGACTATGGAGGAAACATTAATTGCATTTGGGAGCGAGCTGAAGGCTCTCGGTGAAGGCAAGGTCGGCGGGTATTTGGTGCGCTTCTCAACAGCAGAAGACCCTGACCTGACCGGCGACTTTTTCACCAAAGACACCGACCTCCATTACCCGCCTGAAATGCCCGTGCTGTATAACCACGGGCTTGATAAGACGATCAAGAAGCGGGTGATTGGCAAGGCATCGGTCAGTATTGACGACGTGGGGGCGTGGGCTGAGGCTCAGCTCAACCTGCGTGACGAGTACGAAAAAGAGATTTACAAACTGGTGGAGGCGGGCAAACTGGGTTATTCATCCGGCGCGCTCTCTCACCTGGTAGAGCGTGAACCGGCTGGTAAAGCCGCGTTCATCAAGAGTTGGTTCGTGGGCGAGGTATCGCTCACGCCGACACCAGCGGAGCCGAGAAACTCGGTTGTATCGCTGAAATCATTAATTCCCGACGAGGCGGCGTTGCCGATAGACGAGAAAGAAACATCAATCCATCAAGGAGAAAACAAAATGGAAGAAACTATTGACATCAAGGCATTGGTCGCCGCCGAAATCAAGGCGATGAAGGATGCCGAAGCCGCTGAAGCGGCTCGCAAGCAAGAGATCGAAGACGCTAAAGCCGAAGGCGCTCGCAAGGCTGTTGAGGAACTGAAAGCAAAGAAAATGCTCAGAGCCTCCGAGTACCACACTACCGAAAAGGGTAGTGACTCAGACGATGGCGTTGGCGCGTTCAAGGCGTGGATGCAGACCGGACAGATCAACCACGAGCTGATCGTTCCTGATTCATCCTACCTGGGCATCAAGACAATCGGAGTCACCAACCTCACCACCGGCGATCAGGGCGGATACCTTGTACCTGACCCGCTGTTGAACCGCATCATTGCCAAGCGCGATCTGGCATCATGGGTGCGGCAGGCACCGTGTAGTTACTTCAGCACCGATGCAGATCATCTGCTCATCCCGGTTGAGGGAACGCGGCACACTGACTTTGTGGTAACGAGTGAAGAAGCCGCCTATAACAATGACACAACCAGAACGGTTGACCAGAAAGACCTGGTGCTGAAGAAGTACACCAAAGAACTGCGTGTATCCGAGGAGTTTCTTGGCGCGCGCAATTCTAACTGGGAAAACTGGATCGCTGGTGCCTTAGCACGTGCCGAGGCTGGGACAGAGAATGCCGTCGCGACCGCCGCCCTCGTTGACAGCTCCGGCGCTACTGCCGCCACCGCAGCTAGTTCATCGACCACGCTGACCGCCGCCGAACTGGCTCGGCTGGTCGGGTCGTTGACCAACGGGTACAACGTGCTGGGCGAGTGCGGGTTCCTGATGAAGAACGCGACCAAGTGGTACCTGAAGGGGTTGACCGGTTCAAACTTCAACTTCATCGCTACCCCTGCGGGCGCTGACTTCTTTGGTTATCCGGCTTATGTCAGCGATGACATGGCCGCCATGACCAGCGGATCGTACTCAACGCTGTTTGGCAACTTCACCTACTTCGCGGTGGTTGAGAAACCGGGCATGCTGGTGCAGCGCAATCCTTACCTGTATATGGCAAACGGACTTGTCGGCATCTTCGCCAACATTTTCCGGGCATACGACGTTCTCCAGAGCGAGGCCTTCTACAAGATGGCTCAGGGTACCGCCTAATCGACACAATGATGAACGGGGGTAGCAATACCCCCTTCACAAAAAAGGAGAACAAAATGGCTCATAACAAAAAATTTGCAGATTACATGGTGGTGCAAAACGTTTGCCCGCCTCAAGCGACCACCTCTACCAAACTGGATGTAACCAGCGTCAACGCCTATGGATGGGATCGCGCAACATTCATCTTTGCGCTGGGTACGCCTTCAGGTAATACCGCTAACGTCTCGACAGGCTGGGGCGTTTGGCAGGCGGCCACTTCAGGTGCAACCTATGCACGCATCACGGGCGCATCAGGCGCACAGATCACTGCCGGGCAGGGGTCAAACCAGAATTTCGTGGTTGACGTGAACGTTGACCAGAGTTACCCCTGGCTGCGCTTTAGCGGGTTCATGGTTTCGACCGCGTGGCCGAACTCGGTGGTGTGCGTGCTGCGTTCACCGAATGACGCAAAACCGACATCCCTATCCGCAAGCATCATCTGCCCGGATTAGCAGATGGAAAAAGTTACTTTATGGGTTCCTTGCGGCTCCCGAAGACCAGAAAGCTGGTCACAGGTGGAAGCCTATATGCACACCGAAGAACCTGACAACGTTGATACTTTGTATTTTCGTAGAAGTACACCGGGAAACATAGGGGTTATCTGGAACGGGGTCATCAAGGAGTTCTTGGACAGCGACTCAACTTATCTATGGAGCGTGCACGATGACGTTGTGTACGCTCCTGAAACACTTGTCCGGCTGATGTCATGGAATAAGCCGTTGATCAGCGCGCTTGTGTTTCACAGGCAAAACCCACAACTGCCTCATATCTGGGCGTTGAACGATGACAAAACCGCGTACATCCAAAAGATCGAGGAAACGTACCAGTTTTACCTGCGCAATTACGACCAGATAAAGTTTGGGCCGTTCGTAATGGAGAAACCGCCCGAAGACTCGTTAACGGAAATCGGCTTCACCTCTACCTCTTGCACGTTGATACATAGGAGCGTGCTTGAGGCATTGCGCGAACCGATGGAAGAAAAGTGGTTCAGACTCGATGACGAGGTGGCTGGCGGGGGAGAAGACCGCAACTTCTTTGAGCACGCGAGAGAAGCAGGCTTCCCTTCTTACGTTGACCGTTCTTGCGTGGCCGGGCACCTGAACGGTGACCTGGCAAGCGGCGTGCCCGATTTCATGGTGTGGCACCAATCCGCGATATTCATGGGAACTGGAGAGGAATCGAGTGGCTGAAATCCTGCTTTGGATACCGTGCGGGTCGAATAGACCAGAGAGCTGGCTGCAAGTATCAGGATACATGCACACGAAAGTACCAGAAGGATACAGCCTGAACTTCAAGCTGACACCGCCGGGTGACACGATGCGAACGTGGAACGACCTGACTCGTGGGTTCCTGGAAAGTGGTGCTGAGTGGCTTTGGAGCGTGCACGATGACGTTGTGTATCACCCGCTGACACTTGAGCGCTTGCTCTCCTGGAATGAACCAACCATCGGCGCGCTGATATTCACCAAACAGAACCCGGCGCTCCCTCACATCTGGAAGATTCATAACGAGCGACACGCGCAAATGGCAGATGAGACACGGGATTGGTTCATGGAGAGGAAAGACAACATCCTGCCTGGACCGCAAGTGATCCATCCAAGACCAGAAGACGCGCTTACGCCCGTCAGTTTCACCTCCACGAGCTGCTGCCTGATACACAGGAAAGTGCTTGAGGACACGGCGAAATACGGCGATTGGTGGGAGCAGGACACGCTTTACGAGGCAGGTGGAGAAGACAGGCGCTTCTTCAAGCGGGTGAGGCAGGAAGGATACACGCCCTACGTTGACCGCTCTTGTATTGTTGGGCATCTGGGAGCGCATCCAACAGGGGTGATGGATTTCATCCTGTGGCAGAACCACCCGCTGTTCACGCAGACCTGTGAGGACATGATATGACAGCATACGCAAGCATAACGGATTTCAAGAACTACGCCCGCATCGAGAGCACCGATACGACGGACGACGCGGTTATCGGTGACATCCTGGAAGGGGCCAGCAGGTTCATCGACACGGAAACACGGCGCACCTTTTTCGCCCGCATTGAAACTCGCAAGTACGACGTGCCGGATGGCAACACGCTTTACATCGAAGATGATGACCTGCTGGCTATTACCACGTTGACGAACGGCGATGATACCACGCTGGCAAGCACGGAATACATCCTGCTGCCCGCCAACGCCAACCCGAAATACGCCGTGAAGATCAAAGACTCAAGCGCGTACTCGTGGGAAGCAGAATCAGACGGCAACAACGAACAGGTGATCGAAATATTGGGCTCGTGGGGGTACTCATACTCACCACCAGCTGATATTGTCGAGGCTTGTTTGCAGATCGCCACGGCGTTCTATCACCGCAGGTTCGGCGAGAACATGGCGGCTGAATCAACACTGACTGCTGGCGGGGTGATGATCACTCCGCGTGATGTGCCGGCGAGCGTGCGCACCATCCTGATGAACTACGCGAGGCTGGCATGAGCCTATCAACGGCGACAATCGCGGCAGGCATCGCGGCGTTGACAGTAAGCGGCGTGACCATCAAGGACGTGGATGAGATACCGGAAACGGTAAACTCCCGCGACTGCCCAATCCTGTTCCCATCTCCGGATGGGTTCGTGCTGGGCGGAAACGGCGAACCGGAAACGGGGTCAACCACCTTTGGCGCACCAACGACCAGGCTGTGGACGTTCAACAGGACTTACCGCTACGTGTATTTGCACGAACAGGCGGGAGCGACAAGGGGCTTGAAGGATGTTATCGGCGCGATGGCAACGAAAGTTGACATGATCATCGAGGCTGTGGCTGAGATGGATTTGACCGATGTGGATGTGATGCGCGTGAACGTAAGTGACCTGGGGGTGCTTGAAGCGCCGGATGGCAAGGCTTTCTTCGGGTGCATGTTTGAAATAACGCTCCGGGAAAGGATGAATAATACATGAGCAAAGTAAGCGCGAAAAACGCGATCATACTGATAAACGGGTACAACCTGTCAACCTACGCGACAGCGTTCGAGGCAAGCACCGATGTGGGGGTCATTGACGTGACGGGCTTCTCTGACGCGAGCAAGAACTTCATACCAGGCTTGCCAACGGCGAAGATACAGGCTGACATGCTGTGGTCATCGACGGCTTCTACGGTGCACACGGCTTTGCACGACTTTGGAGAGCACCACGTGACGATACTGCCGGAGGGGTACACGCAGGGGAACACGAGCATCAGCCTTCCGTACACGCAGGCGACGTACAACCCGAAGGGCACGCCGGACAGCGCTATTTCTGTTGGCTCTATCCAGTTCGAGAGCTATGGCGACAACGAGGGCGTGGAGTTTGGCAAGGTGCTGTATCACGGAACCATCACCAACACCACCACCAGCACGGCGTATCAGTTCAACTCTGCGCAGGCAACGGCACGATGTTCAGCCACGCTGCACATCTGGAGCTCGTGCGCTGCGGATACCTACGTGGTAAAGATACAGGACTGTGCAACTGCTAACGGGTCTTATAACGACCTCATCACCTTCACGGCGGACGGGAGCGCGGTGCTATCCGAGAGACAGACGGTAGCAAGCGGAACAATTGACAAATATTTGAAAGTAGTTGCGACACGGACAGGGAGCGCGGGGGATTCCTTCGGCTTCACCGTTCACTACGCACAATACTAAAGGAGACACAAATGGCTAAAATTTCAGCAAAAGGCGCGGTCATCACCATTGATGATTCAGCAGGTAGCCCGCAGGATTTATCAACAGATTGCGTGAGTTTCGAGATCCAGCAGGACGCGGGCGTGATCGACGTAACCGGATTCGGGGACGGCAGTAAGAACTTCATCCCTGGCTTACCGGTGACAGGCATCACCTTTGAGTTCCTTTACGACACACACGC